GTATAGGTGACCCCATGGAGATGACATACCCGAAGGTGTTGCCGGGCGGTCTGTCCTCGGCGGATCCGGAGACCGGCGCGACCATTGCTGCCGAGGCGCCCGAGCCGCCGGTCAAGCTCAACGCGAAAGAGAAGAAGCTCTGGCTGCACGTGACGGCAGCGCTCGAGCAGTACGGTCTGGTGCACCGCACCGACGGCATGATGCTGACGATCATCTGCAAGACCTTCTGCGATTGGGCAGCTCAAGAGGAGTTCCTCCAGAAGCTCGCCCGCGACAACGGCAGCTACTACGTCAAGACACCCAACGGCTACGAGCAGCCCCACCAGGCCTACTACGTTGCCCGCGACAAGAAGCGCGAGCTGCTCAAGTGGTTGCCCGAAGCGGCGTTGACCATCCCCAGCTTTCACAAACTCAAGGCCGAACAGATCACGCCGCAGGGCGACCTCTTCGACGACCCGGTGGAGCAGTTCCGCCAGCGCAAGGCGAAGATCGGTCTGCGCGCAATTCCAGGCGGTAAACCCAATGGTGGTGAAGACTGAGCGCACCTTCGACTGGGACCTCTATGGCCGTCGCGTCATGGCGGGCGAGATTCCCGTCTGCAAGTGGACGCGCCTCGCTGTCGAGCGCCACTACCGCGACCTGAAAGATGGCCACAAGCGCGGCCTCTGGTTCAGCGAGGAGCACGCCCAGCACGCGCTGGAGTTCTTCCTGTACCTGCGCCACTCAAAAGGCGAGTGGGCCGGCCAGCAGTTCGTGCCCTCGTTATGGCAGCAGTTCTGGGTGGCCCTGGCATTCGGCTGGATGCGCGAAGACGGCACCCGTCGATTCAGGCGGGTATGGGAGGAAGTGCCGCGTAAGAACGGCAAGTCCACCAAGCTCTCCGGGATCGGCCTGTACCTGTTCTTTGCCGATGGCGAGGGCGGTGCGGAGGTCTACACCGCTGCAACCAAGCTCGACCAGGCGAAGATCACTCACGACGAAGCCGTGCGCATGGTGGGCAGCAGCCCAGGCCTGCGTCGCCGCATCAGCGAGCGCCGCGGCGAACTGTTCATCCGTGGCAAAGCCGACACCTTCCGGCCGCTGGGTCGCGACAGCAAATCACTCGATGGCCTCAACCCGCACGGCGCGATCCTTGACGAGGTTCATGCCCACCCGGACTCGGGCATCCTCGACGTGCTGCGCTCCGGTACCGGCGCGCGGCGCCAGTGGCTCATCTGGATGATCACCACCGCAGGCATCAACCTGCGCGGCCCTGGTTTCGACCAGCACGGCTACGCGGAGAAGGTGCTCGAAGGCGTGTTCAACGATGATGAGTTTCTCGCCATCATCTACACCGTCGACGATCCGGAGAAGTGGCGCGAGCCTATCGAGTGGCGCAAAGCCAACCCCAACATGGACGTATCCGTCTATGAGGACGGCCTGCGCAAGGCCTGCGAGAGCGCCGTGCGGCTGCCTTCCGAACAGCCGGAGTTCAAGACCAAGCGGTTGAACATCTGGCTATCCGGCGGCGCGAAGTGGATCCCGCTGGCCGACTGGCGGCGCTGCGAGGATAAAACGCTGCGCCTCGAAGACTTCCGTGGCAAGCGCTGCTGGATCGGCCTCGATCTGGCCGAGCGGCGCGACATCGCGGCGATCTGCCTGGTGTTCCGTGAGAACGGCAAGTACTACGTGTTCTGGCGTTTCTACCAGAACGAGTACCAGGCCCAGCTGCCGGAAAACAAGCACTACCTGAAGTGGGAAGCGAGCGGTCACCTGCATATCACGCCGGGCAACGCGACGGACTTCGACGTAATCGGTGATCACCTCGCTGGCCAGCGCGACAGCCGCGATATTGATCGTGTCATCGCGCCGGGCTTCCTGCAGCAGTTCGCGGTTGAGGAGGTCGACTACGACCCCAAATTCGCCCCGTACTTCGTCAAGAAGCTGATGGAGAAGGGCGTGCCGGCCGTAGAGATCGGCCAGAACCCCAGTACCTTCACCGCCCCGATCATCGAGGTGGAGAATCTCGTGCTCACCGGTGACCTGGTGCATGAAGAGAACCCGGTGATGGACTGGATGATCTCCAACGCCAAGAAGCTCACCTCCAAGTTCAACGGCCTGAGCCAGATCGGCAAGGACCGCGAAAGCGAAAAGATCGATGGCGTGCTGGCTCTGCTGATGGCAGTGGCCCGGGCAACTGCTGCCGAGTTTGAAGAACAGCCCGCCGACCCGGGCATCATCCTGCTGTAGGAGCGCCCCAGTGTTTGGACGAAAGAATCGCGAATTGCAGGCGACTCTTGCCGCCCAGGCTGAGCGCATGGCGGCGCTGGAGGATCAGCTAGCCAACGTGGCCAACAGCGACCGTGCGCCCGTATCAACCGGTGACCGGGAGTCGATACTGGAGCTGTTCAACGTCGCCTCGAGCTACGCCGGGCCTGTCGTGAATGCGCAAACCGCCATGCGCAGCTCTGCCGTCTATGCCTGCGTCTCGATCATCGCCGGTGCGATCGCCTCGCTGCCGTTACCGGTGTATCAGCGTACCGACGATGGCCGCGAGCGTGCCGATCACCCGTTCTGGTGGATGCTCAACGAGCAGGCCGGGCCGTGTTTCACCGCGTACAGCTTCTGGGAATACATGATCAGCGCCAAGCTGCTGCGCGGCGACGCTCATGCCTACATCGTGCGCAACGGTGCAGGCGTACCGCAAGAGCTGCTGCCATTGCCGCGGCACTGCGTTATTGCTGAGAAGCGCAACGGGCGGCTGGTCTACTTAGTTGACCTTGACGGCGAATACCTCGGCCTCGATCAGGACGACGTGTTGCACTTCCCAAGCCTCGGATTCGACGGGGTCAAAAGCCCCTCGGTGATCAGCCTCGCCGCCAAGCAGAGCGTCGGCGTGTCGTTGGCCGCCGAGGAGTATGCCGGTCGCTTCTTCAGCAACGGCGCCCGGCCTGATTTCGCACTGAGTCATCCTGGCACGCCCACCAAGGCGCAGGTCGATCTGATCCGTGAGATGTGGGCAGAGCGTCACCAGGGCCCGGCGAACAACCATCTGCCTGCCGTGCTGGTCGGCGGGATGGAGGTGAAAGAACTCACCATGTCCGCCGAGGACTCGCAGCTGCTGGAAACGCGCAAATGGCAGGTCGTGGACATCGCCCGCGCGTTTGGCGTCCCGCCTCACATGATCGGCGAAACGGAGAAGAGCAGCAGCTGGGGCAGCGGCATCGAGCAGATGTCCATCGGCTTCGTCCGCTGGACGCTAAACCGGCACCTCAAGCCTGTTGAGCAGGAACTCAACCGCAAGCTATGGCCCAGCAGCCCTCGCTACTTTGTCGAGTTCAACCGTGAAGGCCTGATGGCCGGGGACAGCAAGGCCGAGGCGGAATACTTCACCAAGGCGCTCGGCGGGCCTGGTGCCCAAGGCTACATGACCGTCAACGAAGTGCGCCGCATCAAGAACCTGCCGCCGGTCGAGGGCGGCGACACCCTCTACCGACCGGAGAATCCCAATGCCACGCAACAAATTGCTGAGCCTGATTCAGGACAACCTGAAGGCGACGAAGCACTTCGAGATTAAGAACGCCGATAGCGACAACCCCGAGATCTTCCTCTACGACGCCATCGGCGACTGGTACGGCATCGGCGCCGAGACCGTCGCCAAGGCGTTGCGCGATCTCGCCGGCAAAGACGTCGCGCTGCGTATCAACAGCCCTGGCGGTGACGTGTTCGAAGGCCGCGCGATGGCAACGGCCATCGCCCAGCACAAGGGCAAGGTGACCGCCTACATCGACGGGCTGGCGGCCAGCGCAGCCACCTATGTCGCGCTAGCCGCTGACGAGGTGGTCATGGCGCAGGGCAGTTTCTTCATGATTCACAACGCCTGGACGCTGGCCATGGGCAACGCCGACGAACTGGACGAAACCTCCGCGCTGCTGCGCAAGGTCGACGCCAGCATCGTTGACGACTACCGCCGCAAGACGGGCGCCGACGACGCCCAGCTGCGGGACTGGATGAAGGCCGAAACCTGGTTCACCGCCGACGAAGCCAAGCAGCACGGTTTCGTTGATCGGCTCGCTGATTCGCCTGCCAAGGCCAGTAGTCAGTGGAATCTTGCCGCTTACAACAATGCCCCGGCGGCGCTGCTCAACCAGCAGTCTGCCCCACAGTACAACCGAGCCCTTGCCGAGCGCCGTCTCGGCCTGCTCGAGCGAACCGCCGCGTAGCGGGCTCCCGCGCGCAGCAACCAGAACCGCCTTCCGGCGGTTTTTTCATGTCTGAAATGAGGAAACACCAATGCCCAGCATTCAAGCCAAGCGGGAGCAACGCAGCGCCCTGGCCAGCGAAACGCGTGCCCTGATGGACGCCAACCCCGGCGACAAGTGGGGTGACGAGCAGCAGCAGAAGTATGACGGCCTGGTCGCCCAGATCGAGCGCATCGACGGCGAGATCAACCGTGAGCAGAAGGTGCTCGATATCGAGGCCGCGCAAAAGCACAAGGTTCGTGACCGTGCCAGCCGCGACAACATCAGCGATGACGAGGCCGAACATCGCCTCAACGGTGACAAACAGGTGTTCCGGGCCTGGCTCGCCGGTGGCGTAGAAAACTTGACCCCGGAACAGCGGGAGGTGGTTGCCCAGCGCCGTGAAGCACTGCGCAATACCATGTCCACTAGCGTTGGTACTGAGGGTGGCTACCTAGTTGAGAAAGAGTTCAGCGCCGCTCTGCTTGAATCGCTTAAGGATTACGGTGGCATGCGC